AAGATTTTCGTTCCAATCCTTAACATCTCCTTGCATTGGAATTTCCGTATGCAACCAAAATGCCTGAGCTTGTTGTAACCATCCTTCTGTATAATAAACTGGATATTCAAACGGTTTGTATGGTATCCTTTCTGTAAATAATTTGCTCATAGTTTTCTTAAAATTTTATGTTTGAATTGTAGATATAACTATCTGATGAAGTCAGAAATTTTCCTTTTTCTTTAGAAAATTTTATATAATTATCCCATATTTTCAACATACTTTTTGTGTAGTAATTTCTTCTCTAATCCCTCTCCATTTTTACTTTCCTTTTGAGCAATTATACCATCTGCCGATGATGCTGCAAACACATCCATAACACCTGTAAATGTATCAATCTTTGCAGGAAATGTTAATCCATCAGGTCCAAATCGATTCTTAACGATGTGAATACGACCTGTGTTTGATAACTTGTCCTTTGTTTTTCTACTAACACTCATAATGAAATCAGCAGTTTGTACTTTCTTATACGAATCTCCAACCGAATCGGCTTGAATAACTTCGTGGTCAATTGCTGCTCTATTTGTTTGTGTTGCAGTCCATACAGGTATTTTAGTAATACCACTCAACCCACGCAACTCCTCATAGATTCCACCCAACTCTGCATACAAACCATCTCTATTACCATTACCAGATTTCAATAAATCTGCATAATCTATAATAATAAGTTGTGGGTTAAACCCAATTGCTCTCATTTTTTCAATGTGAGCAGATAGAGTTTTAGCAGATGCAAATTGTGGTGGATAGTATTTGATACGAACTCTACCAGGAACTGCTTTAATTTTTCTGATTACCTCTTCCTTTCTCTCCTTATGCTCCGATGTTCCAATGTTTGTAAGAATAGTAGTATATCTTTGTCCTACATAACTTTCGGATAATTCTAATGTATAATGTAATACATCTATTCCTCTTTGTAATGCTGAACAAGCAATTTTAGATAGAACCAACTCTTTCCAATACCAGACGGTGCCATGACCACTCCTAATTCTCCTGGTCCTAAACCACCATCCATTAGTTCATCGATTACATCCCAACCTGTAGGAACTGAATCTCTTTTTACATCTTCCATAATAGATTCAAATTCCTCAATGTAATCTAAACCTAAATCGGATTCTACACCCACTTTGGATGCTGCTGTCATAGTATCAATAATTCTATCGTATTGACCTAACTTTAATAACTCTACGGATTTAAGGAGAGCTTCTTTTACTTTTTGATTTTTAGCAAATGTAAGATATTCGTTTTTAACATACGGTAAATCATCCGCATCCATTTGCTGATAAACACCTTTAAGTTGTTCAACAATGGTTTGTTTTAATCCTTTATCCTCAACTGTACCAACTTTGATTTTAAAAACCTCCATTGTTGGTACTGCACGATATTCACCAAAGTAATCAATTACTTCGTTTATAATCCATTTATTTGCTTCGGATTCAAAGAATGCAGGTTTAGTAATTTCACTTACCTGCTCTAAAAACTTTACATCTGATATAAGGGAAGCAACTACTTTAGATTGATACGATTGTCCATACTTTACCAATGTATCTACTGCTTCCATTATTTATTTTTTTTCTTTCTTGCTAATCTCTTCTCCTCAATCGATAATTCAGCTACGTCGGTAGCTTGGTCGTTAGCCACGTCGGACTTAGTCGGTTTACGAAGTGCTTTCCATTCTGATTTAGGAACGAACACCCAACCATATTGTAATACTTTTAAATCTGCTTCCTCTTCTTTTACTCTACGGATTTCTCCTTCTTTACTTTTGATACACTTCATCTGTTCCGTGTTTAATTTAAATTATTTAACTACCATTAAAATTTCTGATTCTCTTAATAAGATGTATTTATTACCACCCACTTTAATCTCCAATCCTTGATGGTATGGTGGAATGATTACTTCATCACCTACTTCTAAATTCATTGGAATTAATGTTCCCGCTTGTGTGTAAATACCAGGTCCTACTGATTCTACTTTTGCTCTTTTTACATCTTCCTGTTTTACTGAATCTGGAATAATAATACCACCTGCTGTCTGTGAAACCTCTGGTTCCAATTCGGTTAGAAGAACTCTATCTCCTAACGGTTTTGCTAATCTGTCTGCCATTTGTTTTAAAATTTTGAAATGTGTAAAAATGTACTTTGTAACCAATCGGTTACGTTAGGGAATGCATCTAATACTTTATGCTTTAATCCCAATTTTAAGAAACCTTGTTTATCAAACTTAACAGTATTTTCGTTGTATCTATCTATAATTTTCATACGGATATTACCACTAAATTCTGGTTCGGATAATTGCATCAATTTACGATTTCTTTTTAATATTTCCAAGTTATTTTCAAATAAATCGTAAGCTTTTGTTTTCTTTGGTTGCTCTTTGATAAATTCTAATAAAGATTCAGTAGTTTGTACTTCTTCTTCTGCTAATATTGGAAAATTTTTTATGATTGTTTTTAATCCCAATCCAGGTAAACCATCTAAATTATCTGATTTATCACCATCAATCATTCTGAAATTGACAAAGTTGTGTGGATGGATTCCAAATTCTTCTACCACTTCTGGTATATTGTAGATTTTCTTTTTAGATGGTGAATAAACACTCACATCTTTATTTACCAATTGTAAGAAATCTTTATCGGAACTCATTATCACAACCTTTTCATCTTCTTTCTTTAATTGAGTAGTGATATAAGCAATAACATCGTCAGCTTCAATTCCATCATAAATCATAATAGAAACTGGCAAAGAAGAAAGTAATTCACCTAATCCGAACATTTGACGTTTCATAGATACACTCTCCTCTTCAGGATTCATTTCAACAGATGCTGCACGATTCAATCTCATTTTGATTTTGTTCTTGCCTCTATCTGCTTTATAACCAGAATAAATGTCTTGTCTGCTTTTGTTACCACCTTTACCATCAAATACGATGATACATCGGGTAGGATTGATTGTACGGATTGCGTAGCCGATACTTTTTAAAGTACCGACTATGCCTCCAATATGGTCACCATTATCATTAAGATTAGGTGCAGTTGACCAAGAACGAATGAAGGTATTAAGACCATCAATAATTAATGTTTTGGAGTTACGATGTAAATCACCAAATTCATTATGTTCCTTATCTATTTGTTTTAGTATATCTAAATACCTTTTATTAATCTGACTCATTTGCTCCATCCGTTGTAATTTCAACTTCCTCTGATGCTGATGTTTTATATTGTAAAATAGTTGCTTCGCAGATTCTACGATAGATTTGGTCTTTTAAATCCTCATCTTGTAAAATAGATACGAAGTCTTTTGCTTGGAATTTGATTTCCTCTCCTGATTCAATATCAGTATATGTGTACCATGCACCACCTTGCTTAACAAGTTTAGCATCTTTCATTACTGAAATCCAACCACCGTAGTTATCAATACCTCTATCAAAGAAAATATCAAAGTCTGCGTGTCTCAAAGGAGGTCCCATTCTGTTTTTGATAACTTGTGTTCTAACTTTAATACCTACGATTCTATCTCCGGCTTTAAGTTGTCCCATATTCTTCAATCTCAATCTAACAGATGCGTGGAATGCCAATGCTTTACCACCCGATGTTGTCCACGGGTCTCCAAACATTGCGTTCATCTTCTGTCTTAATTGGTTTGTGAATACTAATGCAATAGATTGTCTACCAATCATATTGGTAATCTTTCTCATTGCTTTTGAAATGATGATTGCCTTATCAGTTGCGTAACCGTCTTTATCATAATCAGCTTCCATCTCTTTCTTTGAAGATGCTGCTGCTACTGAATCTACTACGATTGTAACTAATCTATCCTTATCACCCTTACGAACTTGCTCAATAATTGTTTCACAAGCTTCAAAAATACCTTCAACGGTATCTACTGAAACATAAAGGAGTTTGGAAATATCCACTCCAATTGCTTCTAAAAATTCTCTACTAACTGCGGTTTCGGTATCAATCAGAACTGCAACACCACCTTTACGTTGTGTTTCAGCTAATAAATGGGCAGAGAGCAGAGATTTTCCACTCTGCTCTAAACCCGTTATTTCTGTTATTCTACCAACTGGCAATCCACCATAAGGTCTGTTTGAGATTGCAACATCTAACATTGCATTTCCCGTAGATAACCAATCTTTGACGTTTGTCGGTGCATCCGAACTATCATCGTCTAAGAAATAGGCAATCTTCCCATCCTTATTTTGTTTGTTTAGAGAATCGGCAAGTAAACCTGCTAAATCATCTTCTCTTTTTGCCATTATAACTTGTTTTATTAGTTGTTAAATAAATCGTCAAATGCCGATTCTACATCATCTTTTGCAACTGCTGCTTTTGGTGCTGGTTTAGCAGGTGCGGTTACTACAATCTCTTCCTCATCCCAAGGTAGTTTATCT